AAGATTGTTTAGTAGGTTTTAACAAGCGAGATAGAGCACCACGTAATGAGGTACCAGCTTTTTCACCTTCGATACCATTATTTGAAAGTAATCCTACTGCAGCAGCGGTTTGTTCAACATTCATACCTAAAGAGTGAGCAACGGGTCCGACATATTCCATTGCCACACCCATGTCTTCAAAACCTGCAGATGTTTTATTGGCTACAAACGTCAAACTATCCGTTACTCGTTGAGTGTTTTTCATCATGGAAGCTGTATCTTCAGTCTTTAAACCAAACTGTTCAAGAATGGAAGTTGATGCAGACATTACCGTTCCGAAATCTTCCCCTGAGGCTCTTGAGGCATCTAATACTGCTGGCATAGCCCCAACGGTTTGATTAAAATCATAACCGCGCTTAATCATTTCTTCCATACCATCATTGATAGATGAGGTATCGATACCGTATTGTCTAGCCCATTGTTTGGATTTGCTGGATAATACATCCATATTTTGAGCTAATTGCTTTGGCGAAGTATCATCAGCTAGCAGCGCTTGAATTTCAGTCATCTTACCATTGAAATTGGTTGCTGCTTGAATTCCTTTCGCAAAAGCGGCTGTAATTCCTACTGTGACTGGTGCAGTTTTCCTAGAAACTGTATCTAGCCCTCCACTTATCTTTTCAAAACCGGATGATAGTTTAGGTAAAATAGAAGTTTGTTTATATTGTTCAATTGCTGCATTTTTTAATTGGGCTTGATATTGTACTAATTGGGCATTTGCTCGAGAAATCTGGTTCGCGTAATTTTGAGTACTGGAAGTTGCTTTTCCATCTACTAGTGAGCCTGAATATGATTTTTTCAATAAATCAAGCTGTTCCTTTTGCTTAGCAATTGATTTATTCAAAACTTCCATTGGACTTCTAACTCCATCAACACCTTTACCAAATGTCGAAAATGAGGTTTGAGAAGTTTTTAAATCATTTTTTAAGGCAGCTAATTGCTTGTTAACGCCAGTAATGCCTTTTGAAAAGCTGGAATCATCAAACCCCATTTCAATTATCATTTTCCCTAAAGGTGTATCTACCATTGCTTTCTCCTTGAACTTTTTATCGTTAATTCAAGGATAAACAAAAAACGCCCTTAAAAAGTAGCGTTTTTTTGTTTAGAATAAAAAAGAGACCTATCGGTCTTTTTTAATTTATTTCCATGTTCCATCAGCAAATGTTACTGAAAATGGTCCATCGTTTTTAGCATCAAAATAAAGTTTTGCTTGGACAACTTGCCCAATATTAACAGAATCTGGCATATCATTGTCATAGGTATTTAAATCTAAATTTAAGACACTCCCCTCTGAATCATAGGCCGTAAAATCATGGGTATTAAAACTAAATGCTTTTTTTCCTGTATTTTTTATACTTACAGTAACAACTAGAGGTTTCGAACCGCTCTCTGCTTCACTGCTAAGTGTTACTGATGAGTCAATATTAGCGCTCAGTACATTAACTTCAATGTCAGTATCATCATTTGAAAATGATTGACTACTACCGAATTTTTCTGTGAAATCTGTACTACTAGCTGTAGATGACTCTATCGTACTCTGTGAAGATCCATAACCCAGATATCCATCTACATATGAATCATAATTTGGGACATTACTCATCATATACTCATTAAATTTTTTATTAAAAGAACTCGCCTCAGAGTATGATTTACTCATTGAAGCTATTTTTTTATTATTAACACCATTTTTAGATGTAAATGCTGCGGCTACCGCTAAACACACAATTGCGATGAAAATACTAGCCATAGAGATCCAAAACCATAATAATCTGTAAAAAGGTCTGTTTTGTGTTTCATTCATTAAAGGTCCTCCACTTTTTTCTATTTCATTATAACCTTTTGAATCTATATATTGCAAGCGTTACCTAAAACGAAACTAAAAAAACAGCTCCTAAGAGCCGTTTTTATAATTTATTCATGAAGTCCCCAAGGGACATTACCTCAGTTTCTTCTTCAATCGAACTTGCTTCTGAATCATCGTCATTAGAATTGATTACTCCGACAATAGTCTCAAAGTCATTATCTAAAATGTCTGAAACGGTAAATCCAGTATTGACAACTAACTGCTTAATGAAGTTTAAGAAACTTTCCTTAGCTTCTTTAGCAGTTATGGTTCTTTTTTTTCGTCACTTTCCTCATTTCCCAAAACAACAGAAATCAAACGTGAGATAGTTGCGTCTAACTCCCATGGGTCTAGCCCTTTCAAAACTTGTTCTTTCGTAAGTTTATCATCTGGAAATAGACTGGCAATATATTCAAGTCTCAAAGCGATAATTTCTACATTATTTAATGATTCTTTCTCGATTTTCTCTTGAATATTCCAAAAATCAAGATACTTCTGACCAGTGATATGATTTTGCTTATAAGTGACATCTCCACCCTTTTGATGGAGAGTGATTTCTAACTTAGCCATTTCTTACCTTTCAAAGTTTTGCGTCCCCTACGGTCGATTGACCGACTACGGGGTTATTAGGGTGTAGTTTTCATACTTAAAGCGGCACGTACTTTATCCTGCGCAGCTGTATCAGTTCCTGCATATTTCTTGAAGAAATCTCCGTTATCTGCTGAACCAACTGAGTAGGAAAGAGTATCTGGTTTAATTTCTTCTGCTTTCCCTTGAGTTGTAGCAATTTCAACTCCATCATAAGAGAAAACTCCAGTTAGGAATCCAAGCAAGAAATTATTACCACGGATATCATAATCTTCGATCAAAATTGAGCAGTCAGGAGCTTGGGTTTCACTTCCTGCCGTAATGATTCCATCTGCATCAATGGTATATCCAAGAATTGCTGACTGTACTTTATCAGGAATATCAATGATGTCAAAATCAATCTTACCATCACCAACACCTTTCCCTGAGATGTGGTAAACACCATTTGAACCCCAAGTTTTTACCGGATCAACTGCAAGACCTGAAATTTTAGCACTTGAAGTTGCCCCTTTATCTTTTTTACCTTCCACAACAAATAAATTTGTGTCAAGTGTAACTGGCTTGCCATCCAAAATTCGAATGGTTAATTTTTTAAATCCAACTGTAGCTGTACCCATTTTTTTCTCCTTTATTAATAATCATCATATAATTGGCTATTGCCTTGATAAAATCTTGCATCCACATATCTCTTAGTGGTTGAGAAATAATCATCTAAACCACCTGACATTTGATAGAATCCCTTAGTTTTAAGAATTTGTTCAACTTTCCTTTGAAGTTTTTTTGGAACATCGCGCTGAATCGCTTCAATACTCACTTGGAAGATAAAATGTTTTGATAATGAATCATTACTCGCAAATCCCACTGATTCAGGAGGACCAGAAGGAATAACAGTAATGCTCGTTTTATCTTTTGGAAGTTCATCATAGCGAACATAGCTCTTAAAACCTTGATTTTGCTTAATTTCTTGAATTTCTGAATCAGTTGCTAACTCTTCCATTAATTCGTTAAGCATATCTTTCATTCAATTAACTCCTTTAGATTTCTTTGAGCTGATTCTACAAACTTAATTCCTTGTACATTTGAAAATTTCTGTAAAGCACCAAAGCTTTTATATCGATAGCTTTTACCATTCCTAGTAAATCCATTATTTTCTAAATGAACTAATCTCCAATGTTTTCCACTGTTACCAATCTTAATTATTGGAAATCCCGAAGCTCTTGAAACATTTCCTCGAACAACCCCAGCCACCGTATCTCCACTATCAGCGAATCCTTGAAGAGTACTTTTCAAATCAACAACAGCTTCATCTGCTGCTTTTCCAAGAGCTTTACCTTCGATTGTTCTTACACGAGTTTCACTAAACTTTTCTCTTAGTTTTGCTTCAATTTCTTCAAACCCTTTGATTGTCATTGAACTACTCATTAAGATTCGTCCCTCCTAGAATTATTTTCAAGAAAGTTCGGTCATGAAAATCAGGCTGAATGTCAACTATCCCCCAAACCTGACCTGAATATCTAGGGTCATCAATAATAACTTTGTCATCATTTTTGGGTTGATAACTTGTTAAGGGATCACGAATTTTTATTGTTGCTCCATTTTTAACATTTTGATTCCCCAAGATTGTTAAATCTTTATTGCTAGGGGAGTAAAGATCTGCGTAGGTTTTAAAAAGAACAATAGGATCACCGCCTCTCCCGTCGAATGACGTATCAAGCCCTACTCCTTGAAATGTAACTTTAGTCCGCATCGTTCCGTTATTTGTACGATTAGATGATTTAAGTAGTTTTTGCGATTTAATCATTGCGTCTCTCCTACATCATCAGTAGGTTGATTAGCTAGAAAAACGTCACGGATATTTTGCTTATAATTCTCTTTGAATTCATCTAGCGCATCATTGTATGTATAACGCGAACGTTCGAAAATTAATTCCTTAACTTCTGGATCACTCGCATCAGATACTCCAATCAATCGTAGAATTGAAGTGTACGAGGCTGTGAGCATATCAGTTAAGTTAGCCAACTCATCCGAATCCTCAGTACTAATTCTCATTCTTTGTTTAAATGAACTAAGGTTATTAGTGGCCCAAGTTTTAGCGTCAGCCATAAACTCCTCCTATTCTTCTTCGTCACCCTCCAATTTTTCAACAAAGCCAGGGAGCTTTTTTTCAAGCTCCTTGAACCTAGTTGCAGTTGCTTCAAAAATTTCGCCGACATCACGACGCACATTTTCTTTTACATCATCAAAAACTGCATTTACTTTAAGTTTCATGAGCTACCTCTTATCCTTTAGGAACAGCGGCAATTGTAACAAGTGCTGAAGCATTGTTATCTTTTGGTTTGCCCCAGTAGAATGATTTAGTTGTATAAAGTTGAAGGTCTTCAAGAGCAAACGTTTGGTCAAATTCTTGCATTGTCATTTTTCCGCGATAAGCATTGTATCGATTTGCGACAAATACAATTCCTTTACCAGCAGGAACAGCCATTGATTGAATTACAGAAATATTGAAAGGTAAGATATCAACCCATGCTCCATTTGCATTCAAATATAAGAACATCGCAGTGAAATTGTAATAATCTTGAGGATTAACCAAAATTTTTGCTTGTCCAGCAATATTGAGAGGAATGCCTTTTTCGCTAATTGATAATTTTTTCATAACTGGAGCAAGAATTTTTGCAGCCTGTTTAGAAACTTCTTTAGAACCGTCTAGGGTAGAAAGTTGAGAAAGGTCGGCAGATACTGTTTTATCTCCATATGTAGTAGTCCCATTGACAACGGTAGCATCTTTAATCAAACCAACAGGTTTGTTATTCCCATCTCCAAGTACTAAAGCTGTTTCGAGAGCAACTGCAATAGATTCTGACAATTGTAAGATGATAAAGGTTTTCAACCAATCATAACTATAGTCAAGAGCATCTTTAGGGATAACAGTATATGCAGTAAGTTTGTTTTGAGAAAAATCATGTTCTCCGAAGTTTTGGTTCAACTTACCTTGGATATCACCAGCAAATGTCCCCCATACTGCTGTTCCACCATTATAGATACCATCAGAGATAATCGCTTTAGTGCGAAGCCCCATATCTTGGAATTTGATAATATCAAGTAAAGGATGGGCATAAGTCAATTCGTCAAAAACTTGATTGATAATTTCAAGAGGCAAGGTTTTTTCTACATTTCCAACACCAGAAGTAATATCGTTAAAGAATTTTGTTTCTTCTGCTGACATTACTTCAGAAGAACGAGATGACATTAGAGAGTTAATTTTTTCGTTTGTTTGATCAGCAAGTTTTTCAACAATTTCAGTACCCATGACTTCCATAGACTGTGCAAATAATTTTTGTTGTTCTTTTTCATCGGCTCCGTTAGCAACTGCATCTGTATATTTTCCTACAGCTGCTTCGTAATTAGGTAATTTTGTGTAGTCCATTATTTAATTCCTCCTAGGAAAAGTGGTTTAAATTTTTGATTTTTAAGTGGCTTGTCTGCCGAGTTATTAGATTTTTTTGCTACTGGTTCTTCATTTGGTTCTTCACTTTCAAAAGAAATAAGTTGATCTAAACGATCTGTTATTCCTTGATATTGTTCTGAATCCAACTTGAATTCTTGCGAATTATTAGTTTCATTTTTAATTTGAGCCTTCATAAAGTTTTTGAGCTTGGCAATTTTATCGCTGGAGAAAGCCTGGTCCATTGATGCCATCATTTGAAGGGGTGTTTTTACTTCTTCGAATGATTTTTCATCTGCAATTCCTGCCTCTACTGCCTGATCTGCAGAATAATAAGTTTCTTCATCCATTGCTGCTTGCGCTTCTTCCAATGTACATCCCATTCTTTTAGCGTACATTTTAGCAATGCTAGAACTCATTTCTTTCAATACATCAGATTGTTTAGCCATATCGCGATAATCGCCTTGATTAACTGACCAAACATTATGAATAACAATAGTCGCTGCCGGAGATACTGCAATGTGTTCAGCGGACAACATAATGACACTAGCAATAGATGCGCAAAGCCCTGTTACCTCTGCAGTAATTTTTCCTTGGTAGTTCATCAATAAAGTATAGATCGAACTTCCTGTACGTACCGAACCCCCGCCTGAATCAATTGATAGTTTGATATCTTCACCGTTCGCTTCATCTAAAAATTCTTCAACTGACTTAGCGTTAATATTTTCTATTTCTAGAAGATCATAAAACCAAGAATCATCTGAGTCAATAACAGGCCCGTGTAAATTAAGAGTTTTCAATAGGTACTCCTTCCTTTTGATAATTTTTTGTCATAATGAATCTATCTCCATCAGGAATTGGAGGTAAATTAGAAGCCTCACGGACTTCATTTACTTTAACCACACCACTTGAACCAACTTTATCAATTGCATCTGCACGGTCAAGGATGTTAATTGTTTTAAATCCAGTCATTTGTAGGGTATTACCAACTGAATATCCTGATTTTTTAATTAAAATACTTGCAAATCCTTCTGATAATTTGTTTCCGAGTGGAATCACTGCGGATTCAATTGCTAAATCCAAGTTTTC